CCTAAAGTCGGGAGCTGTATCACCAGAGCACAGCAACACTCTTTTGGTGGCAAGGAAATAGCAGGAATTGAAAAGTATCCCGTTTGTATTCTCAACTCAAGATCACATTTCCGGGACGAGGCCATGGAGTTTACCACAGAGGAACAAATTCTGTCCGAGCGTACAGATCACGATTGTATCTGTACGTCTCCATCTGCTCGTAGTAAGTGGGTACATGAATGTTCAGTCCCACTGCTGCGAGTTCCTCTCGTATGCGAGTACTCCAATACTCGTACACTTCTTGCGGATGGAGAGAGAGTTCCATGATCGTTTGTTCGCAGTTTTCAATGGTAGCCGTGCGACGCGCTTTGCCGCGAATCCAATTGGTGATTTCCAAAGTATTCACCAAGTCCATGGGTGCCAAGAAGGTACCGTCCATTTGGATTGCGAACTTCCTTTTCAGAAAGGCAACTTCCTCTAACGGTTTGTAAGGAAGAATCTTTCCAGTTTTGGTCTCATCTGTGTAAGTAAGACCAAAGGAAGCAAGAGCGTCGGTTAGGGTGAGCTGATTAAACCAATCTATGATTTCAACACTGACTGATTTGATATCATCATCACCATAGATGATCTCCGCAACATACTTGCGATAATCGCAAGTTGCAGGGAGACCCTGCTCTTTCTTCAAGAGCATATATGCTATGCGCATCACAATACCATTGAAAAGGGAGTTTATGATAACGGTGAGAGGGTTCCCAGATGGTTGTGAGTGAGTCTTGCGAATAACTTCACCACGTACCATAATATCCGCATTGCAAATGTGTTCCCACAAAGCAGTGCGAATGAGCTGTGATTCCTCGTCGTCACCATACCAGTCATTTATCTTCTCTACAATCTTTACTAAGACTTGCATGAGAAGAGAGCCATCAAAGTTCGAAAAATCACCAGCAATCATATGGTTCCCCTTAGATTGCAGATGATGTGCCAGTTTCGTCCATTCCAGAGAATAGGGATTGATACCAACGGCAATACCATTGTCAATCCTGTTTCTCATTACATGTGCAGCAAAATCCAAAAAGTACTGTCTCATAGCAATGACGAGATGTTGCGGGCATGCCTCGAATACACGAGTTTTGCCAGCGTCGACCTTTGCAATTGGTCGCTTCTCATCTTTGAGGGTAGCAATCGAAATTGCGTTTCCTCGAATGCCCTGCTTTGAGTCATTAAGCAGTTCTTGGACATCCCGCTTGAGCTCAGGGTTATCGACGATGTATTCGTCTCCTTCCCCTAGCCAAGCGGTCTTCCCTTTGGATTTGTTGTTCAGGTTGTATGGGTAGCCGGGCGAAGTGGTACGGTTGATTGGACGTTTGTACGGATCACCATCCACTCCTACAATAGCTTCTTCGTAACTGTGAACGACGCCTTTTCCTCCAACGGGCGAGCCCAATCCTTGGAACACGTCGTTCGCAGCGGCCTCAAGCAAATCTGGATCCACGAACGTCTGGCCGCCCATGATCTTTTTGATTCCCTTCATCATTGGATCGACGAGGCCCTCACCTTCAACCATAACGGGTCGAAGATTTGCGGGCTTCGCGACGTGTTGTTGGACCTTATCAAAGATCATGGATGGACCCAGATGCGTAGCAATTGGAGCAGCTGGTGAGGGCGCTGTTCCAACGTTCAGGCAGTCTCCTAGATCCAACAAGGAAACCTTTTTCGTAGTATCTGTCCACGATTGAGAATATGGCAACCGTCCATCTATCAAGTAAGACTTCGGGATCTTGAATCTCTCAACGTGGGCAGTCAGTGCTTGCTCAAGAAACTGTCTGGTGGTTAAAGCACCAAGTGCTAAAACGCCAGCGCCTCCAGCAACATGGAAACCAATCAACTTTGTATGGATGAGCCTATTGGAAATGGAGAGCAAAGCTCCACACATTCCGCTAGATGTTTCCAAATCATAGTCGATGTGGTTCCCAATCTTGATGGGGCATTTGCACTGTGCAGTGTCCTTTGGGCAGGTTCCGGGTTTGTGGAGAAAGTATTCAGTCGTTTTCGTAGACACGGAAAAGGTCTGAGGATACTTTTCTTGGACGATGGTCTTCCCTCCAATCTCATAGAATCCTGAGAAAGTTAGGTCGCCCTCCTTCAACAAGTCGATATCTTCAGAACCAAGAAACTTGGAAAGAATCCGTGGTCTATTAGGAACTACAGGAGGAAAAGAGACAAGTGCTAGATCAACTGGTGATCCATCTAGCTGAAAAGCTTGGGAAATTTTGCATTGCTCTATTGGGATCTGAATCGCTTTTTCCGTTGAATACGGATTCCGAATCACAAGATACTGAATTGGGTCTATATGAGGCGGGTTCAGGATGGTGTGTGCGGTAGTAATCAGAGTTCGTCCCACAAGGAACACACCATTACTCCGGCAGCACAAACCATTCCCATCGACCGCCTGAATCCACACCGAGTTGTTCAACAGAACTTGTGTGGTTTGCTCAATCTGAACGCGATCGCGCTGGGCATAGGTGTATCTCCTGGCCCCGATGTGCATCTCAGTGTTTGGCAAACAGTCAACAAGACCTTGTGCTAAACGCTGGGATTTAGGCACTCGGGGATTATTCTCATACACTCTCTGTGCAAATTGTCTGCTCCGAGGTACGGCAGGTTGGGTGTCATACGTGCGCTGGGCATAGTTGGTGGGACGCGCCATTCTTGGTTGAGTGTCGTACACGCCTTGCGCTACTGCATAGTGGTTCGCAACACGTGTTATGAAAGCGTTGGCTTCCTCAATGAACTGTCTACCAGTCATTGAAAGAATGGATCTCACATCAAATCGGGATTCCTCGCTCTCAAACGGCTCACAGAAAGAGCACTCGAACCAACACCTTGCATCAGCAATCTTATGCGCTTCGCCAACGGTGTGCGCAACGTAACCCTGATTAACCATGTGCTGTAACCGACATTTGCTTGTAAAGCGCTGCGCCACTGGTCTTTCGAGAGACAATCTGATTTCTTCGCGAATGTCTTCGAGTTCATCACGGGAAATTCCTTGTTCAAGCAAATCATTGCGAACAGATTTGATTCCCGTGCGCTCCAGAAAATGTACCAGCATATTACCATGCTTTGGGTACTGGAGAATTGAACAAGTGACGCACCGGTCGCACGGTGAAGTAGCATCAGAAGGCGCACGATTAAATTGACACCAAGTGTTGCCGTTGTCAGAGGGCTGGCGACGAAAGATTCCAGTGTACCAAACACCAAAGAGGGCAGCTGCAGCAGAACAGATGCCCACCAAAATTTTGGAGGTTGGTACACTTGGTAAATATTCGATGGCCTTTTGAGCTGCGGACGAGAGGAAAGATAAAAGGAACTCAGCAACTGACAGCAGGCCATTCTGGGCCACTGTGACACAAGCACGAGCTGTCTTCCACATCCTACTCAGGGCGCTATTACAGCTCTTCTTGCTCTTGTAGAACATTTCTTTTATCTTTCCAATCCGAGCTCGCATGTTGAACAGATGGTGGATCGATCCAAAGATCGCATCCTCTTCTGCGTCGACATAATCTTCTCCGATTATGCCTTCAACTTCAAACTTCTCCTCGGCGGCAACAGCTTCGATAAACTTCTCTGGATTGAAAATTTTATCGAATTCCTCGAGAATTTGCTTCTCGCTCTGCGACGGCGCAGGTGTCTCAATTCCAGCTCGTTCCCTCACAGCATTTGCGAGGCAAGTACTCTCCTCCTTCCGACGATCATTTTCATACTTAAAGTATTTCCAAAACTCATCGAAGGTGAGACCACTCTTGCCGGAGATGTAGGACACCTCAGCATTTCCAGTCTGCTTATTGTGCATCACCTTGTAGCACGTGAAACGATAATGATCCGTCATCAGAGGTGGTACTTTGTGCATCTCACATCCAAGCTTGTTCGCGACTGTTGCCTTGTCATACGTGTAGTATGCTCTGCCTTGCTCGTCTTTGCCGATCGGCACTCCATAAGCAGGGTCAATAGTGACCTCTGCCCACACATGGAAGCGTCGATACACAGCACCAGGATCTACAAGAGAGACGATGTCGGGGTACTTTTGATTGGATGAAGCAATAATAAATTCAGACGTGAAATTTGAGACACCTTTAGATTTCAATTCCGCCATTTTGAGCGGGTACTGGGCAGTATTGACCATGTACTCCAACTCTTCGTATTCCTCAACAGGTTTCTGTTGGGAATCTCGCACGTTGCCAAAATCATCAAGAATTACTATGGGTTGGCCAGTATAGCCCTCCCAGTACTCATTCTTGGCTCGTCGTGGAAATGAAACGGTATTGAAATCCGTGCCGCGCTCCGCTAGATACTCACGGAAAATGTTAGCTTTGAGCACTTCCGTCGCCACGCTCTTACCCACACCTGGATGTCCAAACAGGTACATCGCTACAGGTTGGGTTCGGATCGTGTGACAGCGTGCAGGACTGTGAGACGCCCACTCCACTTGGTTGTGTATTCGCTTTAACAAAGTCGCGATTAGTTGCGAATTCGAACGCGAATTCATACGAGCAGCCTGAGAGTGGTACTCATTCAATTGATAGCTAACGGTCATAATTTGGTTGGAAATCGCAGCAGATGAATCAATCAACTCCTTTCCGAACTTTTCGATCAGTTGTACGGCAGCATACAGGTTTTCAATCTGTGGAAAGTTCTGCATGTATCTGTATTCTTCGGCAGAAACACCATACACAGTAGTGTAATAGATTTCGGCCAAATAATCAAATAGCCATGTGAACAGATCTCTCATAGCTCTAAATCCTTGTGCAGCGCGTCCAATTGCGGAAAAGTGCTTGGTCATATCGGATGGAGATGGCATAGCACCAGAGCACATTAGTGAAAACACGCCACAGAAAAATGATAGAAAGCCTGAGAAAGGCAACAATTCAGGAGTTCTCGCAGCTGTGGCAAACATGTCAGTGACAAGTGATTGCGCCACCTGCTGAGAAACAGCTCCTGAAGTGAAGGTGATGTTCGGAGTTTCAATTGATGGTATGAGTGTCATAAGAGATTCCAGTGTTATTCCCAATTGGCGTGCCAAATTTGTACAATGCAATGTTAGCAACAACATCTGCTTTTCCTTCAAGCACTGACAAATGGAAAAACTCGAAATCAAAATGCCGATAACGTCAAATTCCTTGGGAATACTGAAAGCCTTCTTAAGATCATCAGCAGCTTCCGTGAGCGTTTTGAGAATCCCTTGCAACATATCGAGTGTGGGGTTCAGCTTGCTCACAGCAGCAGAAACTTTAGCACCATTTACAACAGCAGCAGCAGCAGTTCCAACTCCTGGAATCGCAGCGTTAGCGGCTAAATAACCAACAGCTTTAGTAGTTTCAGCCAAAACTGATGAA